TCGGTATATCCAAGTCTAAATTATCTGTTTTAATTTCATCAAATGATGAATTGTCAACCCATATACATCTAACTGAAGGTCCACTAATCTCTAGACCCTTATGTAGCACTTTTAGTTTCGATGCTTCTTTAAGCACTCCGTTTGACTTTAAACCTTTAATAAAGTCACTATAGTCAATTTTTTTACTGTTTACATACTCTCTCATTATAGATGCAGGTATATAGATAGTGTTAGTGTCAGGCTCTACACGTACTTTTAAATCATGATTGGGCCTTAACATCGGTGCTTCTACTAGTCCCCCTCTTGAATCAGCCTTACTGTTTATAACCAAGGTGCTGTTTTTAGCTGTGTTAATAAAGTCACCTAGCGTTTGAACAGCATCAAAGTCTGCTTCTTGTAGCGATACTTTAGATCTACTTAGTTCTTTAGCTATGGCTTTATATACAGGATCAATATTTATATTGTGTATACCTAGTTTCTTAGCGATGACTGCACCTAAAAATACTGCAGCTAACGTAGCTGAAAACTTTCTATCTTGTCCTTTAATGTTAAGTTCTTTATCTATCTTCTGTTGTGTTATTTTCAATTGTTTTTTAACTTGATCTAAATTTGCTATCAAGTATTGTGCATAGACTTCACCTGCGTGTCCATAGTTGTCAAAAAACTTACTAAAGTATTCGTCAGCTTCAGACTTAGTTATAGTTTCATCTAGCTCTATGGGTAGTTGTATAAACCTAGCCATCTCACCACTAGCTTTTGCTCTATCAGAAAACATAACTTGTCTAAAATCTGTGTTACTAGATACTACACATATCAAGTTAAACACGGTATCGTTTGCTCTTTCTTTGTTAACTCCGTTACCTAACCTATTACGTCCTCGTCCTGTCGATATAAACTTTAAAAACTTATGTAGTTCTCGTGGTGTTATATCTGTCATCTCATCTACTGCAGCAGGTAAGTTGTTCATGTAACCCATACGATGAATAATAGAGTTTTCTGTATCGCCCCATACCTGCACAAGTTTTGAATTAAGATCAGGATTGCCATACACGCTAGTCATAGCCTGTAATATAGAAGTTTTACCTTGTCCTGTTTCAGGGTTATATAAATTTATTATGGCTGATTTTTCTCTATGCTCAAAGAAAGGCATAAGTAAAGAACCAAAAGCACAAAAGAAACCAAAAGCACGTAGCTCCATACCTGGTCTTTCATAAATAGATACACCTTTTTTCCATTCATCATAGTCCCCTTTCTTTTGCAGTGTAGGGTTTATCTCGTTAAGTTCATCAGCTACAGGTACATACTTAACACCAAACGCACTTATCTCTCTGTTGCCTATAAGTATTTTGTTCTTGGTTTCTATAGAGCCTGGATTCCAACCATACTGTTTATACATTAGTGACGCTTCGTTTGTACGTTGTTGGGTTTGAACCGAGTTAACTATGTAATCAATCATTAACTCCATCTGCTTACCATGCACTATAACTCCATAATCAACTAGAATTTGTCTTGCTCTGTCTCTAGTAAGCAAGTCAGAAGTTCTAGCTATAAACTCTCTAACTCCATCTTTTGGTAAATGTAGTTTAAACCATGAGCACTCGCCTAGTGTAGGGTCGTGTAGTCTTTCTACTAAATAAAAATCATAGTCATAAATCTTAACACCGTCATCGTCATCATCAGGCATAGTTCTATATATGCCTCCGTTTTTACCTCTGAAGTATGGGTATGGGTAGTCAGGTATTTTAAAAGTTACTTTTTGATCTAATGCTTCACTGTGTGCTTCTATTACATTATCTGCGCCTCTTGCTTTAGCAACAACTCTGCCAAGCTGAATAGGTGTTGTTATCTTACCTTTATGTGAGCAGTTTTTACACCCTTCAGGCCTTTGCATTTCAAACTGTTTACATGAGTGAGGGCCTGGTATGCTATCAGCTTTCTTTTCTGTTAATTCATAATCGTAGTCAACATGACCTCTAGATATTTTGTGTATAGCTATATCTCTATCTTCACAGTGTACGGCAATGGATAATCCTGCTCTCCATAGTGGTTCTTCTATTTCATTTTGTTTTATAGCTATGTGTTCAAGTTGATTGCAGCCATCGTTTACTTTACAACGTTCCATTATCTTTCTAAACCTAGAAGAATGGTTACCCAGTATTGCTTTGGTAGCTTCGTCCATAGGCCTCTTTGGTTTGTTAGCATGAGTTATTATTTCAGCAGGGATGACTGCTGCTAGATCATCAAATAGAAACGGACTACAAGTCTGTAGTACGGTCACGCTTTTTGGGTTTTTTACATCCTTAAAGTTTTTAGTTCCAGGCACTCTAAGTATTCTTGATATGTCTGAAGTACAAACAGAGTCTGATTTAAAACCATGTTTAACACACAGAAACTTAAGTCCCTGTGCTATAGGTTTCCATACAGCAGGTGCAACAGGATCAACAAAGGGCCAGTAGCAATGCAACCCATTTCCTGAATCTACTACCATTGGTGCAGGGAGTTTAGTTGCGTCTGTAAACTTTCTTAACGCAACCATAGCATCTTCTTTAGTTTTGTAGTCTTTATACCTGCGCTTCTTAGCATCAAAACCACAATCAATGTCAAGCCAAAATATCTTCTGTTCTCTTGCATTTTTAGCTTTTCTGTCTGTGTTCTCTACCCAAGTTGAACATGTGTAGTACACGTCTAACTTGTTTTTTAACAAAACATTAACTTTAGCTATTGCGTCATCAACAGTATTTAAAAACATAGGTGTTACATTGTCTTGTTGATCTTTACTTACTACGCAGTAGTACCCCTGATCAGACCACACAAGGTCTAAAAACTCTTTCGTTTGCATTTTAAACCTTTATGTTTTTTGACAGTTCTTTTATTAAAATTTCAACATCTTCTTTTTTTAATCTAGTTGGGTTTGCTTTACCTGAAAACCAATCATATACTGTTTGTCTTGATATGTTAAGACTTTCTGAAACCTTCTGCACTGGGTGTTTTAGCTTGATGCATACAGCACCTAACTCAACACCTAGTGTATTTTCAGCAGCTTGATTAGCTTCTATTACAATTTGTGAATATCCTCTCATGCTCCCTCCTATGTCCAATCGTCTACAAGATCATCAAGACTTACATCGCCTGTAGCAGGTTTAGGGTCAGGTGCTTTTGCTTTAGGCTCTGCCTTTGGTTCTGCTCTTTTTGTTGGTTCAGGTATGTTGTCTTCTTCTGCAGGTTTAGTTTCAGAGAACGCATCGACAGGCCTAGGTTTTGGTGCAGGCTCAGCTGTAGGTGCAGGGGGAGGTGTTTGACCACTCTCATCTTTGTTTATATTTACTGACAAAGTAATAGCTCTTTTTGCATCATCACTAGTGCTTTTTTCAGAGCACAATGCATACTCTTCATCGTTAAGTATTCTAATAGGTTTAAATCCTACTTTAGTACTTGACGAGTCCATATCAAAAGACATTCTTGATACAACAGACATAAGGTTTTGATTGTTCGCCCTCACATAATCAGTGTATTCATGTAGAGGTCTGCGCTCTGCTGTACCGTTACCAAATATAGATTGTGACGGTAAAGTTACTTGAAACACATCACCATTTAAATCATCGGATCTTACTACAGCTATACGTCTGCTAAATCTACAAGCTTTAGTTCCATTAGGTCCTGACCCTTTAATGTTCTGAGGGCATTCAGCACAAGTAACGTTTTGTGGTGCGTCAACTTCAGAATCAGGTTTAACACTATCTGATGTCCAACACGCAGGGGGTGATAACTTCATACCTGGTTTGTATTCACCTGCAAAATACATTCTGTGTACTGATGGTGAAGCATTAACTATGACTACGTCTATATGACGCTCATCACTTTTGTCAATCTCTTTACCATTGACCATTAGTCTAAACACATTATTACGTATTGATATACGTTTTGATGTAATTGAACTGCCTGTTATGTTACTTGTAAAGCCGTCATCTCTACTGCCTGTAGTTGCAACTGCTCCACCTTGTGAAAATATATCTACTTCTGTGTTCATGATTTCTCCTCTTTTTTACGGTTTTTAAGTATTGATACTGCATATTCAGATGTTGATTGTAGTCCTGGAGGGGCCACATCAGGGTTATCTGCTATGAATTGTTTTATGTTAGTCTGCTGTATTCGTTTTTCAAACAACTCAAAAGCATCATGTTCTTTTACAAACTTATACATCTCAGGCCAATCACTTGTCCAATATCTAGTTTTTAATTTTCTAGTCAATGTGCCTGCACTAGTTTTAATGCTTGAAACATTCAAAGTTCTGCATGCTTCATTCAAAGCTTCTTGCACTTGCGCACGTTTAGTTTTTATTTCGCTTATCTGAGATTCAAGTGTTGCTATTGACTCTCGCATATTAATATCAGCTTGCATAAGCTTTTCAAGCTGATTATCATCTAATTCCATGTATTGCTCCTCTCGTTAAATGGATTGTAAGTATATTATAGGTTTCAGACAATGTCAAGACTATTGTACAATTCCTAGTTCCTCTTTATATAAGTCTACTAACTTAACATGATCGTCAATCTTACCTTGTAGCATCTTGTATATCTTTGATTCTACAGGGCTACCTTGTAGATGAACTACAGTCATTGGGTTTCTTTGCCCTGCCCTGTCCATACGAGCACAACATTGTATATATGTTTCTACTGACACAACAGGTGACCAAAATACAACAACGTTAGCTGCGTGAAGTGTTACACCATGTGAAGCTGATTGAGGTTGTATAACTAATACTTGAGGGTCTTTTGATTCTTGAAATGATTTAAATATTTGAGTTCGTTTGTTCATTGTGATACCACCATGTATACAATCGCAAGTTATTTTTGATTTTGTTAACTCCGTTAGTATTAATTCAATACTATTTCTAAATGGAGCAAACACAATAACTTTGTGACTTGCTTCTGTGATAATATCTTTTAAAGCAGTCATTCTATTCTTAACATCAAACTCTATAACTTCTTTTTTGTCTGTGTATATTGATCCTGCACTAACCTGTAGTAATTTAGTCAACATTGCTGCTGCGTTAACTACAGTTATTTCTTCTCCTGCAGCTTCTATAAACATTTCTTTTTTAAGTTTTTTGTAATACTTATCTTGTTGAGGTGTCAATGGAACATCTCTTGTTTGGTGTGTAACATCAGGCAAGTCTAAACATTCTTCTTTAGTGTATCTAACAGCAGGTTGTAGTGTTTTAAAAACTATATCTTGTGCATTCTTTCTAGGTATCCAGGTAAATTGACTTACTTTTTGCATTACCATATCTTTAAATGTACCGAAATATTTTGGTACTGATTTAGGGTTGACAAGTTTAGCTAAACCATACGCGTCTGCAGGGGATTGTGCTGCAGGGGTGCCTGTCAATAGCCATATCCACGTGTCATCATTTACAATTCTTTTTAAAGCTTTCCATCTTCTAGTTGTTACAGTTTTAATATAGTTAGCTTCGTCCACTACTATTAAATCAAACCCACCTTCAGATATTTCTTTTTCAACTATTTCAATACCATCGTAATTAATTATTACTACGTCAGTGTTTTCAGCTAATATCTTTTTTCTTTTTTCCGCAGTTCCATGAGCTAAAGCTACAGTTCTATGCATAGCAGTTTTAAAAAAGTCTGCCTGCCAAGCTGCTTGCATAATAGAAAGAGGACATACAACAAGCATTCTATTTATTTTCTTTTTGTTCATTAAATAATCAGCTGCCCATATAACTGCACCTGTTTTACCTGTACCTGCTTCGCTTAAACAATATGCTCTTTTGTACGCAGATAAAAATTCTGCTGTTGTTCTCTGATGATCAAACGGTTTAAATATACCAGGCCAATCATACTCTTTAGATATAGGAGATATTATGTTTTTTAATCTTAATGCTGATAATTTTAATACTTCATCTAACCCCCATTTGACTACTACTTTTGAAACTCCATTATCAAAAGTTTTTAGCAATGTACTTTTATCTATAGTGTTTAAAATATCATCAGGTTTATTTGTGTTTACAATTAACGCTTTGTCTTTAAATATTTCCACTATCTCCCCTGCCCACGATATTTTTTAAAGTCTTTCTTAAAGTATTTGTTCATAGTAGAAGTCTTGGCTACTCGTCCGCCTTGACTCGTTCGTTTATGCACAGGTTCTCTTACTTGTTCCGTTTGTTTAATCTTTGCCACTATTTATCCTTTGTAAAATTTTTAGGGTCTACTCCGACGAAGCCACAGGATTGTGGTTCGGTTATTTCAAATCCAAATACATCAGGGTGATCGTCAGGGAGATTGCTATACTCCGTTAATAAACAACTCGCCGCCATATATTCACTGCAGTTCTCATGGTAGTATGCTATCGCCGTTTGACAGTCATGAAAATACCCTACAAATTCTAAGTCATCATAATTACCACTTAAACTAACTGTTAAAATAAATGCTCCTTCTGTTAAAGTCATATCTTTTTCTCCTAAAAGAACGCTTCTAGTAACCCATCTCGTCTGACTATATGTCCCTGCATTGTTATTCTATATTCTTCAGGTTTATATTGTTTTAAACTAGCTATTCTATGTATTGTTAAACCGTTGTGCACCATTAATTTATTTTCTGTGTACTCATATCTCTGTGGTTGATGAAACTCATCTATGTAATCAACTCCTCCTCCTGATATAGGTAGTTTTATTGCGACAGTAAACGCATAAGAATCAACATCGTCTAAACCTAAAGTTATGTGTGGGTAGTCTTGATGCCACTTCCCTGATATTTTTAAAAATTCAGGATGTGAAAGAAATATGTGAAATCCTGGTATAGCTAAATCGTGAGCCAACTCTACAGGTTCTTGGAATATAATGCTTAGTTTGTTTAATAGCTCTTCGTATAAACTTTCAAACTCACCTATAAGTATTTCGTTCTGCCATGCAGAATCTTTATAGTATGCTGTTGTTTTTCCATCTAAATATGCACATCGCCCTAGTGTGTAAAAAGGATAGTCTTTAGATCGGCTTACCCATAAAGGTTGCATAGCTAATATTTTGTTAGTTGTGCTATTGCTGTCTATATTTAAATTGATTGTTTTTGCGTTCACACAAACCCTACTTAATTTTTAATCGTTATATATGATAACACAACAATGTAAATTATGCAGACTTTTTCTTTGATTTTTTAGTGGCTGTTTTCTTTTTCTTCTTCTTGAGGAATATACCAGGAGTGTTCTTGCGAACAGAACGATCAGAGTTTCGATCAAATGAACTGTTGTCAGCAAACGATACTATCTTAGTATTTTTACGAGTGTTTTTACCACCCTTACTTAATGGTTTAATATGTTCTACTGATGTACCGTCTCCGACTTTTGCACGGCCTTCTTTAATTGCTTGT